TTTTGTGCGCTTCGGCTTTCCAGCTTCTGCGCGCAGAACGTCCACCCATTTCGGATCGGTCAACGGCATGAGGTTTATCTGGCGCATGACACCTCGCCAACCAATCCATCCAGATTGTAGTCCCAAATCGCCCGCTGTTTTGCCCGCCAGACCGGCGCAACTGGTCCCGTGTCCTTGAGCAGACGGAAACGCTTGAAACCGTTACTGGTGAGATGGGTTCCGCTCTGGCGGACCGGAAGTTCAGTCACATAACCAACGCGGCGAAGCGCGCCGAGATAGTTGACCAGATTGCTTTCCGGGTCTTTGTCATCCTTAGCGGCAACGATGGCGAGGTCGCCAATCGTAAAGGTGACACTCATGCGCATGGCGTTCCATGCGCGTTGCCGGAAGGTATCACGATGCGGACGGCGGCATTTGCCAGTATGCGGACGCAACGGGCCGCTCGTAATGCGTTCGCCGCGATGTGCAGCAGCAAGGCCGGAAGGTGTCAGGCAATAGCAACCGGCCTCAATGCGATCCAGATAATCGCGCTTGATAAGCATCGCTGCGCCATCAGAAATCTGACGGCGGTTCAATGGCAGGGCAGCATCAAGCTGGTCGATGGTCTGACAAGTGCCGTCAACAAGATGATGCAGGATCATGGTCGGGATTTCCCCGGAAGCGCGTTCTTTCATCAGAACACCTCCGGGATCATCACTGGCTTGTTGGAATGGCGGTTGTTCATGATGACCTGACCGGCCATGTCGGCCAACGTCACGCCCTCATCACCGGCATCGAAACGAAGGCCGAACCGTTCAATATTCGCGATGGCTTCCAGAACCTCGCGGTTCAGGCCCTGACTGACCTTCAACACAAACTCAATAAGGTCATCAGCAACCTTGACCTCGCATCGCGCCGCGATCAGTGCTTTGACATCGTCCTTGGATGCTGGCTGGAAGCTGACCCGCTGCGAGACACGCGAAGCGACCTGCGGGAACCGCGCCAAATGGTCGGCAACCTTTCCCATGCCGACGAGAACGGTCGGAAGCTCGATCATGTCCGAAATATCGCGGATTGTTTCGAGGATGCTGGATTTCGAGGAAATATGATCGGCCTCGTCAATGACCAGCCCGAACGTGCGGCGATCCAGCATGGCCGAATTCTGGCGCATCGCCAGTTCCTCTAACGCCTTGGCATATTTCTTCGCGAAGGAATGCGGCGGCGTCACCCGGAGGTTTTCCAAGAGTTCGTTCATGAACCAGCTGGGCGACCATTCCTTTTTGGCGCGCAGATACACACACCCATTCTGCGCAACCCAGTGCTTCAGCGTGGTCGTTTTGCCGAGGCCGGGCTGACCATCAATCACGACGAGACAAGCTTCCTGCGCGCCGCGCTGTTCAAGTGCGGACAAGGCGCCCAAAAAGCGTTTTACGTTGGCTGTCTCGACAAACTGGTTTTTCATGCGTATTTTCCTTTGTGTGTTGAGGTTGTCAGGCAGCGGCACGGATGATGTTTCGAAGCGTGTCCACGTCGATGCCTGACAACCGGAAGAGTTCAATTGCGGTCGGCTGCTGTAAGCACCCGCGCAAAACGCGAACCTGATTACTCGTTAGACTTTCGGGATTTTGGATCGCCCAAGCGGCAAGCTGTTCGTCTGATGCGAAGGTGCGACGCTTGGGCTGCTGATCGGCTTGAGCCGGTTTCTGATAATCAGAAAACTTTTCCACGTTAGAGGCTGGGACCAGTTCAGGCGTGATGTCGATGATCGGCATCGCGTCATTGGCTGGCTGGTCGATGAGAAACGGCGTGATAAATTCCTGCTCGGCATCGCGCAGCTTGGCCCCGGCGCGCTTGATACGACCCTGGCGGCGCTTTTCTTCCGCAGCCTGCTGGAATGTCTTCGGCACATAGTCCTGTTTGTTGCCGGTAAAGTCGGCAACGCAGATCAGCGCGCCGGGCTGACCTTCCTCACGGTCGATCTCGCGCACCCAGACGAAGCGAGCTTCATCAAAATCGTACCCAACCATGACCTGTTCGCCGTGATAGGCTTCCAGCGCCGGGTGGAAATACTGGTTGTTGTTCCATTCAACGAGGCTACGGCGAGCGACACGGATTTCGTATGGGCGGAAGAGATCGTCAATTTCATCAGCGGCAACCGAAACAGGCTCAAAGCCGTCCCTCACATGCTGCGCCCAAAACTCGTTGGGCGAATAATGGCGATACTTTCCGCTCACCTCATCCATGAAACGCGGCAGGCCGCGATGTGGTGTGGAGTTGTATTCGGCAATCGCCTCACCGCACATGGCGCGGAAGTCTTCCCATGAAGGCAACAGGCGCGATGCGCCGAACAGCTTCAGTTCCTGCCGGGTGGCCCGGTGCGCCAGCTTGGCCGCTTCCTTATCCATCGGCGCACCAAGATAGGTCGGCAGCTTCTGTGCGAGCGGGTTCCAGACCGTTCCGTTGAAACGCTCAATGATGCCCTTGGCCTGCGAGTTATACGGCAGGGCGTGCATTTTTGTGATGGAAAGACGGCCCATCAGACCGTTCACATCGGCATCGAACGTCTTGTTCTTATAGCCCGGCCCACGGTCAGTATAGAAAATCGCCGGAATGCCATGGCCGACACAGGATTTGCGGAGGGCTTCCGTCACCGAAATGACGTTTTCCTTCAGCGCAATGGAAAAGCCGACACATTTGCGGGTCGCCACGTCCAGAATGGACGTGATTTCCGGCTTGAACGCCTTTCCCGTCACCGGATGCGCCACCTCGGCGTCGAACGTCTTGCCATCCGCCGTGTATATGGTGGTCGGAAACAGGTTTTCGGTCGAACGCTGAATATAGGCCATGCGGGAGCGCAGTGTCAGAAGACCTTCACGCCCGACATTCTTTTCAATGTCGTTGAGCTTGGTGCGAAGCGTGTAACGGACCTTTTCTATAGTCAGCGTGGTGGATGGATTGACCTTGCGATAATCCTTCAACGCTTCACTGGCGGCAGGCTTTCCCGGCTTGGCATAAAACGTCAGAAATGCCTTGAATTCTTCGGAAATTGCCTCATCCGCTTTAGTCAAGGCCGGAGCCAAGGCAACAATGCCGCTGTCTTCGCGCTGACTGAACCAGCGCTGAACTGTCCGCATGGATACACGGAAATCACCACCGGCACGATCATTGGCAAGCCGCAGGGTATCTTCCAGAAGTCCAAACCCGTTCGGATCAGAAAGCAGGGAAACGCGTTCGAGCAATGTGCGCTCGCGGCCCGTCAGGCTTCGCCTGTCTCGACTTTTTCTAACGCTGCATTGCGTTCGGCATGCTCTTCCTGCGCCTGCACAAAATCCAGAATGGCTTTGCGACGGCCCCGTCCGCCCACCATGATGTTGTAACGGTCGATGGCCGTAAGGATTTCGCCACGCGCTTCCATTGCCTGACGCTGACGGAAACGCAGTGACGTGACCGAAAGTTGAGCGATTTTGCGCTGTTCAATCTCTGTGCGGCGCTCCTGTGCGGCAATCAGGACGGACTTGATTTCAAGGCCGGCGATGATGTCCTGCATCACATCCGGCAGAAGCGAGCGATGATATTCACGACCGCCGCCACCTTCGCGGCCTCCACGAACGCGACACAAGCTAACCGGCATTTCGTTCCAGCCATGATCTTTCGCATGACGCTGGACACTGCGTTCCGAGCGAGGAAAGCTGGTGATGCCCCGTTCATCGGCAATCTTCGCCAGTTCTCCGGCTGTGAACCACTCTTTCATCGTCTTGCCTTTCTGCGGGCCGCAAGCGCACGAATGCGCGCGTCCACTTCCTCGCGATGATCTTCTAGAAGGCGCTCTTCAATCAGGTCGGCATATTCGTCTTCGATCACGGTCAGACCGAATTCGCCGGGAACGAAGCCGAGAAGGTCTTTCGCGCCGGTCGCATGGACGAGGGCTATGAAGGCATCCAGAGGAATACGGTGCGATTCCGAGCCTTCAGAAGTCCATTTGTAGAGCGTGGCGGAAGTGACCTCGCGACCGAGAAAATCGCTAATCTTCTGCGCTATGGTTTCGCGCGTCAGCCCCTGTTCCTCGCGGGCATCGCGAAGGGCATGGGAAATGAGGCGCACAATCTTGCTGTCGAGCCGCCCGCGACCGATCACGTCCGCGCTGTATCCGACAGCCACTTTCGGCGGCTCCCAGCTAAACAGGTCTTTGGTGAGGGGATCGCGGCGGCGGGACATGGTCAAATGACGCCCCGGCGCTTGAGGGACGCTACAATGCGCTCTTCATGCTGCTCGACAACCTTGTCCAGTTCGGCGTCTTCGAGCTTGGCGAAGAACCTGCTCAACACGTCTATGCTCTGGCGCATTTCCGCGAGGCGCTCATCAACAACTGACGCGACCACAGCTTCAGGAAGGGCCTTGAGCGTATTCTTGACCGTTTCGACTTTCTTTTCTGTGGCCGTCTTCGTGCTACCATTGGCAAGAATGGACATTGCATCCTGCACACTGGTCGCCTTTGGCGGGCTACTGAAAAGAAGGTCGAGAATTTTTGCTTGCTCGGTATGCGACTGTTCGGAAAGCAGCTTCAATCCGGCCTGATGATCGGCGATCCACGTTCCGGCACAACGTTGACGCGAAACAGCCGCGAGGTCTTTCCAGATTTTTACAGCAAGGCGAATGGCACGCTCAGAAAGGCCGGTCTTTTCGGCGGTGGCAACAGTAAAGCCGAATATCTCGGACTGTTGCCCATCTGGTTTGGCAAGTGGCAATTTTTGCCGTTTGCCACCTGTGTGCTGATTGCCACGGTCGCCACCACGCTTCGCTTCAGGATAAAGCCGCTCATATACCTGTTTCAGTTCATATAGATGATGGCAGCGGTCCAGCACCTTGAGTTCATTGCGACCGAGATTTTCCATCACCTCTTCAAGACGCGCTTCATCGTCGGCGGCGGCGTTAGAAATCCGCGCTGGAATGGTTTCCCATTCAAGCAGGCCAACCCCAGTATAACGGTGCAAACCCGTAACCAGACGAGGACGGCCATCAACCATGCGCACCGTGATCGGATTGATCAGCCCCTGCGCGGCAATCATGAACGCCAGCGCCTTCGCCCAATCCATATCCAGTTCGCGAGCGCGATCTTCAGGAATATCGATGTCAGAGAGCTTGATATACTGGAAAACAGGTTTAACGACTTCCGGCAAGCCAATAACAACATGCTTGGTCATGCTGCCCTCACTATGAAAGCTGCAATGAATGCCACCTGTGCCGAGAACATCACGGCAAGGATAATTGCTATCGCGACCCAGAAGAAAACCGCATCAGCGGCAGTGGCGTTGTCAGAAATGCGGATGAGTTTTGACAAGAACACGGCCATCACGCGGCCTTCCTGTCAAAAGCGACGTTAGATTTTTGACTTTCTAACGGGGGCCATTTCGTAGTATCCAGAATGCCGGAGCTTTTCTTTGGGTAACGATCCGGCCAGAGGTTTTCAGGCTTCTGGTTGATGAACGCAGCAAGCGCTTCCTGTCCCGGATAATGGGGCATGGTTTTCACCTTCCGCAAAATGGAAGGATGCAGGCCAGACCGAACCGCCAGTTCGGTTAGCGTCATGCCGCGACGGTGGACTTCGGACTTGATGTCCAGCCAGTCCATGATCGGCTTTTTCTTACTCATAGCGAAACTCCGCTTTGGAAGCGGGTGCTGCAACGCCCGCTTTTTAAAGGTCATTTGGTCACAAACGCGAAGCGCCGTAGCGGTTCGCATTGATAGGTATGGAGCAATATTTTGCTTATTGCAAGCAAAATATTGCTCCATACAACGGAGAAGCTTTGTCTGAAGATGAGACACTCGGCGGGCGAGCCAAATTCGTGCGCGAAAAAATGCAACTGCCTCAAAGTAAAATGGCAGAAGTGCTTGGTATCTCATTGAGAAACTGGCAGATGATGGAGCGTGATGAGAGCCTGCCTAGTGGGGAAACTCTTTTGCGGTTCCAGTCGATTGGAATAAATCCAGGCTGGGTTTTGACAGGTATTGGCCCTGTGATATTAAGCGATACTACGGCGAACCAAGCAGCAGACTTTGCCGATACGCTTTCAGCGCGCTCTAAAGACCTAGTTGTAATTCCGCGATACGATGTTCAGGCGGCAGCAGGCGACGGCCTTATTCCAGTGAGCGAAAACGCAGACGCAGGCAGCATATCGATAGCTCGTTCTCTATTGCGCAAGATCGGCGCTCAACCGAATTCCTGTGTTATTCTGGAATCAAAAGGCGACAGTATGCTGCCCACAATACCGGGCGGCTCATTGCTAGTCGTCGACCGCAGCAAAACCGAAGTTGACGATGAGACCGTGTTCGTTTTTCGCGTTGGCCCCGGTATTAAGGTCAAGCGCGCCGTGTGGCGAATTGATGGAAATCTTGACCTTGTATCGGATAACGACAAGTACCCGCCAGAAACGTATGGGCCAGATCGGGCCGACGAGATTGCACCTATCGGTCAGGTGATGCTCGTTCTACGGCAACCTTGACGCCGTTAGGCCAGCCCCGTTCTCGCGTCATTTCTAACGCTTCACCCTAGTTTTTCTGTGTCGGACCTCGCTCGCGCCGTCACGGAACGTCAAGTTTCTAAAAGTTGTTGTAAGTCAAAAGCTTAATCGAGGTTCGACAAACTACGTCAAGGTCCGCCAAATTGGCGGACCTTTTTGAATAGCATTCGTCTGGGAACAGGTAGAAATTGACGTCAAGCGCCCCAGTGCCGCTGTACTAGGTTCCCCCCAATTCCTCGAAAAAGCCGGCTACGCTGCGGTTCTAACGCGAATGAGTGACGCAACGCGATTATTCATCTCTTTTGCAATCAGAATGCTCTGTTAATGATGGAGAATGCGCGTTCTGGCCCAATTTTTGATGCCATTTTCGCATCGCAGTCCACGACGTCCAACCCGCCGAAGCGCCTATTTCTCTTTATCAAACAATATCTTGTGAAAAGTTTTCTTCTGATCGTCCGTGTGACAAAGGTATTACCCCCCTACATATTGTAACCCGCAATATCATATGGCACTACCGGGATAGTCCGGGATTAAGTGGGATTGTTTGGGAAGCTGCCAAAAGCTGCGATTTATCAACGCATTAAAGCGGAAGAGCAGCAGGTCGACATTACAACGGCCAAAATAGCCCCGCAATATCGGTTGGCACAAAACTGAACGACGATGGAACTCGCGTGAATTCTAACCTTTTGAAAAATAAGGAATTGGCCGCTTAAGGTGGAAAGAAAAAGTGGCATTATATTGTGCTCTTTCCACCTTAATTTTATTGAACGAATTCAATGGCATAAAATTTAAGGCAAAGTTTCCGCCATGCTCAAGGTGGAAAATTTCAAATCGCCGCAACATCCCATTAAAGCCCCCTTTAACGGACGATTATTAAGCGATGTTCCGGCCTTCCTCTCGGTTCCGAGATTGCTCCTGCAGTTTGCGCTTGAATTCGAACCGAAGCTTTTCCCAGTTCGCCCGTACTTCATCCTCATCGTCGATGTGATTAACCAATCTCAACAACTCATTATAGAGATCCGCGGCATCTTCCGTGATTGTATCACCGTGAGGCGGACTGCCAACTTCCTTATGTACCTCACGCGCCAACCGAGCCAGCCTATGCATCAATTTGGCATTGACAGATTTGCTTGATGCTGGGGCCTTTGACGGATCGACAAACATCTCGCCTTCGCCCGTAAAAAGCCAATTCAAGTTGACACCATATCGATTCTTGTAGACCTGAATCAGCTCTGCCGATGGCTCGTGGTCTCCTCGCTCGTAATTACCTAAAGTCTTTTGCGACACGCCAAGAGCGTCGGCAAAAGCCAACCGCTCCGAATATCCAAGCTTCTTTCTTACCTCACTAAGTCGTTGACCTAGTGGGGTTTTCGTTATTTCCGGTCGCGCCATAGCATATACCCGAAATTAGGGCTTGATATTCCCTGTTTTCGGGTTTATCCCTATTTTATGTGAACCACTAATGCGGTTCACGGTTTCCAACCAAACAAAGGCGGGTGTTCCAGCACCCGCCGCATTAACGAGGTTTCCCATGAGTAAGGGACGCAAGGTGCCCTTGAACCCTTCGTGGAAGTGGATCAAGGACACGCTTCATGAAGAAGGCATGACCTTTACGGAACTGGCTATCCGTCTTGGCCTGCATGAATCGACCTGCCGCAAAGTCAAGCAACTGACGCACTACAGGGCGCAAGCTGCCATTGCGGAGATCATTGGCTGCAAACCAGAACGGCTTTGGCCGAACCGCTATCCCGACCCACGTGGGAAACCTGTTGTCCTGAATACCGACATATGGGGGCCAAGGGCAAGTCAGAAATCCGTATCTTCCTCTGACAGGGTTGCAGCGTAATGACCCATTTCTTGTCAAAGCTCGCCCGCATTTCTGACAACGCCACTTTTCACGACATCCTGTCTTTCTGGACAGTCGTCGCCTTCATCCTGGGCGTGATGTTTTTCGCCCAGATTGCCGCTGTCGCCGTCATGATTGTGAGGGCAGGCTGATGGCGTTTGATAATTTACCGCCCGAGCTGGCTCATCACCTTGATGCTTCCGATTTTTACGTGCGGATGGAACGTCAGCGGAAAGAACAGATCGCTATTTTGAAAGCTCGAAAACGCGAGAGCGAGATTTCGCATCTGTCAGAAGAGCCCGTGCGCATTCTAAGTAACGGTAATGGGGTGCTTGACTGATGTCCTCACCGCGCTCTTTCATCCAACCTTTTGTGTGTTCAAGACTTCGAGGTCGTTGGCTGAGCCAGTCCCGAAGCTCTGGGATTTCAGCAATCGCATATGCCAAGACATCAGTCAGAAGTAGTTCCACCGCTGCCATTCTAGACTGTAATTCCGATATTTCGTCTTCGGGCGTACCCATTCACATCGTTCCTTTGTGGTTGGTTCATAAGGGAATGAAAGGTGCCGGGCGGCGCTCGAACGCCGTCCGGTTCCATCAAGGTACCAAGATTCATCAAAACACCAATCGATTTCACAGATCGCGCCGCTCCCCCTGGCGCGATGAGCGCGTCCGTCATTTTTCTTCCCGTTTCATGGCGGGCGCGCATCCCTTCACCCAGCCTTCAACCGCATTTGAATGAGCATTCTCATGACCGTTCCATATGAATACAAACGCATACCGCTTTATCTGATCGACATTCCGGAAGGTCGCATTCGCCGTCAGCGCGCCGAGCGCGTCGAGACGCTGGCGAAAGACATTGCCGTTCAAGGCCAGCTGCAACCGATTGTTGTCGTCGCAACAGAAGATGGTCGTTTCAGCCTTGATGACGGTGCGCTTCGCGTAGCAGCCCTTCGCCAGAACAAGGCAGATGAAATCGATGCCCGCGTTACCCCTATTTCATGGTTGAAGCCGCAGGAACGCCGCCTGCGCGAAATCATGATCAATCTCAACCGCGAGCCATATACTGCGCTGGAAGAAGGTGAAGCGCTTGCTGAGTTAAAAGAGGTTTATGAGGCGCTTTACCCTGATACCCGAAAGGGCGTTGCGGGTGGCAAGGCGCGTCAGAAATCAGCAACGGAAATTTTTTCCTTTGCTGCCGCAGCAGCTGAGGCAACCGGCCTATCGGACCGCGCCATCCGCATGGCGGTTGCCATGGTCAATGGTCTTTCATCGGAAACCAAACAGCGTGTGCGCGGTACTAGCGTCGAACGTAGCCGAATTTTCACAGGCGGCATGGAGGTTTTTTATATCTTCGAACGGCCACGGCGTCAGTCTTCCCGATGGAAGGGTTTTCGAGAAGATTGAGGGCGCCTATGTGGAGCTTGTCGCGACGACCGCCCGGCGTGGGCTAGTGCGTCTGGCTTCTGATCCGTATGACTTTGCAAACAATCAGGACTCAATCACACCTGCCGACTTTAGGACGTTGTCGCGCGGCGTCGGCCTCGATAATCTGTTTCTCAATAGCTATTTTGTCTGGACCAATCGTTTTCCCACCACCTCACGGATAAACTTCAATTGGGCCAACAACACCTATTGGCCTGATCGCTGGAAGAACGTCACGGGATCGGCCATCACCGCGACAATCGATCATACGACCGGCGGTCTGGCGATACCGAACGGTGCAAAAATCAGGCATGTGGTTGAGCGAGCCAACATCGCGCCAGGCGATATCGTTATATCGGCGCAGGTCGCACAAGGCGCATTATCCTGCACTATAGAAGCAAGCGGTATGACGGCGGCTACAGTGCCCCTCGACAAGACCGATGCCGCAGGCCGTAAATACGGGACCTACACGTTTCCGACTGTGGTCGGTGAAGATGTGTCGTTCACGTTTCTGGCGATTGGCGATGTGCGCCTATCGCGCACGAAACTTGAGCGCGGTAAGAAGCCGTCCATCTGGGATCCGGTTTCTCCGGATCTCGAATTGCCCCGCCTCAATCGGTATTATCAGCGCCATCGGGTGCGGCACACCTGGACGGCACAGGCAGCAAGCGAATATTTCACGATGCAGATCACACCTCGTCCGCAGATGCGCATCGCGCCGGAAGCGGCGTGGAAGTTCGACAATATTGTGAATGCGACCAATCTCACAGCAGGTTTGGTACATCCAGATGGTCTGCAAATCTTTTGGCAGGCCGGTGCAGCAGGTAGCACCGTTCTTGAAGGCGATATCACTCTCGACGCGGATTTTTAATCATGGATATCTCACTGGTAAAAGCCTGCCACATTGATGGGAAAGGCGATCTGGTATGGACGGCAGAGAGGAGTGGTGGCTGTTTACCCGCCGATCATCCAAGCTTTGAGGCCATCTGTCAGGAGTTGATCGAGGCTGGGATCACGATCGATAACGGCGCTCCCCTGGTCAGTCTCGCTGCTGTCAAATCCGCCCTCAAACGCCAGATCGACGCCGCTGCAGAGATCGAGCGGCTCAAATACATCACGCCAGGTGCTGGGCAGGCGATGACTTATCAGCAGAAAGTCAACGAGGCACAGGCATACAAAGCGGCTTCTAATCCGAAAGCCGCTGATTATCCAATCCTGTCATCGGAAGTCGGGATTACCGCTGAAACGCTTGACGAGGTTGCCGACATTGTTCTCGCAGCCTTTGCGCAATGGCAGCAAATCGGCTCAATGATCGAGAGCATTCGACTTGGTGCCAAGCGCGACATTGATGCCGCGCAAGACGAAGCCGCGGCCCGCGCGATCATTGAAGCTGTCGTTTGGCCATCCGCACAGGTGCAGGCATGACGGTCGTTATCGGTGTTTTGCTGGACGAGCTGCGCGGCCTGCTTTCGATCGAGCATGACGGCTCGATCACATGGGACGAATTGCAGGCGCTGAAGAATGAGCATTTCGGACCTGATGCTGTCGCTATCGAAGTTTATCCCCCACACAGTCATGTCGCGAACAGCCTGCCGATGCGCCACCTTTGGAAGCTCGGCGCGGGCGAATATTGGCCTGATCTCACCGGCCAGAGGCTGGTTGGCGATCTGACCTTGCGCGATCGGGAAATTCTCACACGAACCGAACTGGAGTTTCTCAGCCGAAAGCCGAGCTAGGGACGGCCACGTCAATTCGTGGCAGCGGGGCAATCCGCCAAGATAAGACCCGCCCGACAACCATTCGAGATAACCGTCGCATCCTTGCCCTTTCGGGCAATTGGTTTGTGACCGATTCTCTTAGGAACGTACATGAGCCAGAAGGCCGATTTTGTTGCCGTCGATCCTGTTTCGCCGCCTGCTGCCTATATCGGTGGGAAGCGTCAACTCGCTAAGCGTATCTGCCAGAAGATCGACACTATCCCGCACTCACTGTATGCAGAGCCGTTCGTGGGCATGGGCGGAGTGTTCTTTCGGCGCACCGTCGCGCCGCGCGCAGAGTTCATTAACGACCGTTCGAAAGACGTGGCGAACCTCTTTCGCATACTTCAGCGGCACTACCAGCAGCTTATGGACACGCTTCGGTTCCAGATAACCAGCCGAGCGGACTTCGAACGCCTTACTGTTACTGATCCCAAAACGCTCACTGATCTGGAGCGGGCTGCACGCTTTATCTACCTCCAGCGCCTTACGTTCGGAGGCAAAGTGGCCGGACGATCATTCGGCGTCAATTACAGCGGCTCATCACGCTTCAACCTGACGACGCTCGCTCCATTGCTTCAGGAAGTTCATGAGCGGCTTGCCTCGGTCGTTATCGAGAACCTGGACTGGCACGCATTCATCGATCGATATGACCGGCCCGAAACGCTGTTCTATCTTGATCCGCCGTATTGGGGCACGGAGGGGATGTATGGAAAAGAGCTATTCGGTCGAGATCAGTTCAAAATCTTGGCCGAGCGCCTCGGCCGCATCAAGGGCCGGTTCATCCTGTCGATCAATGATGTCCCGGAAATTCGGTCCATCTTTTCGGCCTTCGATATCGAAGACGTTGACCTGACCTACACGGCAGGCGGCGGAAAAGGAAAAGCCGTCAAAGAACTCATTATTATGAACGGAGCTTGAGGCGCTCTTTAATCTACCTTCAATGAGCCTTCCGCTCAGTTCTTTGACATCGTAAATCTGTTGCCACTCGATCTTGCGCGCGCTGCCACACGATTTTGCGCGCTACAAATATCATATGGCAGGTGTGGCGCGGGCTACGGTTTCGGAATAATTTGGATCAGCTTTGGCATAAATCGTCAAATGTGGGTCAGCTTCTGGACACGAAGAAAAGTACTTCTCAAAGTAAAAAGGCCCCGTAGGGCCTTAACCTTGCGCTATGGCTTTCGCCTGTCATTCTTGCGCTGCTCTTCCTGAACGACCTTGTAAATCGTACGGCCTGATTCCTTCAACGCCCGTTCAATCTCACGTTTGACGTTCTGTGCATCGGCTCCGCCGCTGACTTCCACTTTTTGCGATAGGTGGACAGTGATCCCGCTGCTCGCATTGGCATTGATGGAAGCCGATGCAGCCGAACGTGCAACCGATGCCCTTGCCGTTTCGCTGGAATGCTGCGCAACGCTTGCAGGCGCAATTGATGGTGAAGCCGTGGCGGGAACGGACATGGCCGCTGCCGCCATTGTTGCAGCCGCCGCGCCGCGCATGGCCTTGACCATTGGCGCGGGCCGGATCGATGACGCGATGGTTTCCGCGAATTTCAGCTTGTGAATGTCGGAAAGCGGGCCGACCTTGGCCGGTGACGATGGCAAGTGATCGCGCACCGCTTGCGCCATCTTCTGGATTTCCGCCGTCACGACTGCCGCTCGCGCCCGAATGCCTGCCGCCATCGTGTCCATAAGCGCCACACCCTGATTGTAGAAACTGACATTATTCAGGAATGCTTGTGCCTGCCGGATAGACGACATCGCCGCGTTTGCGGTCTGTTGTGCTGTGGTTTCTAACGCTGCCAGCCGTGACATAGCTGGCCCTGTATCAATTGCTGCAACGGCCTGCATATCCGCATTGAGGCGCGAGGTTGCTTCCGTTGCCGCCAGTATGGTTGCTGGATCGGTTACATTCACCTTGGCTTCCGTTTCGCCGCCGCCGAAGGTGAAGACCGATTTCACCTTGTTCCATGCGTTAGCAACGCGGGAGGTCGCGCCGTCAATCAAGCCGCCAATGGTGTCAGAAATTCCAGCCCATGCGGCATTGATGGTTTCAGTCGGCACCCAATCGAAAACCGATTTGATGGAGGTCCATACGCCGTCAACAGCCTGAAACACTTTCTGTACCGCAGCCGAAGCCGCCCCGGAAATACCGTCCCAATTCTGGATGATAAGGCCAGTAGGCGTCCATGAGAAAGCCGTTTTCACCAAATCCCATGCGCCGGTCACGATGCCCGGAATGGCGCTGATAAAGCCTTGGATGGTTGACTGAATGCTACCCCAGTTCTGGATAACCAGACCAACAGGCGACCATGCAAAGGCAGTTTTCAACATGGACAGGGGATCAAATCCGAGCAAACCCTTGAGCTTGTCCCAAAGAGCCGTTGCACCGGCGCTGATGCTGTTCCAGATATTACCGAAGAACGCCGTAATGCCATCCCAGTTGCGATAAATCAGAACGGCACCGCCCACGATACCAGCAATAGCAAGCACAATGGGGTTAGCCAGCAAGGCCGTGCTCAACATCGAAAGCCCCATGGCAATCTGAACAATGCCCGCTGCCGTCGAGATCAGGACTGGCGCAAACGCCAACGCGCCAAGGATAGCCGCGAGGCGCTCCCATGAGCCGACATAATCCTTGGCGGTGGAAAGATACGAACCAAGTTTTTGCAGCACTTCAAAAACGCCAGTCGCGAACGACCATGCACCCTCAAGGACGAACTGGATGCTTTCACCGATACGCGCCGCCCATTTCTCCAACTGGCCGCTATCCTGCATCTGATTGATGGTGTTAAGCACCATTTGCAGCTTGCCTTTCATCCAGTCGAAAAGCCCTGCATTCATGATAGCAAGCTGGAATTTCAGCCAGATATCGGCAATGTTGGAGATCATACCCTCCCATGTGCGGGAAAGCTTGTCCATCGCACCGCCGTACTTCTCATTGAATATTTCCATCAGCTTGGCCTGAATGCCGATACGGTCGGTTGCCTTGACCGTGGCTTCCATCATTTTTCCGGCTGAGTTCGTATAGCTGTAGCTGATCAAACCGCCCGATTTGGAAGCGGTAATACCGAAGGCTTTCAAGCGCTCGTTTTCGCCGGTAACGGCGTCGGCCATGGCCTCCACGCCTTGCATCAGCGGAACGCCCATCGCGGCAGACGTGTCGCCAAGCGCCATAAGCAGGCCGTTGGTGGGATCAAGACCGCGAGCGCGTAACTGGACGAAACTGTCCATGACCTGATCGAGTTCATAAGGTGTTTTGACGGCGAAATCCGTCACCCATCCCATGGCTGTCTTGGCCTTGGCGCTGGAACCTTCAGTCGTTTCCAGGATGGTCTGGAATTTCTCAAACTTTGAGGCCGAACCTACAAGCTGATTGGCCGCTAACGCAGAAACGCCAAAGGCGACGGTTGCAGCGCCCGCCGCCAGACCGACGCCGCGCAACACCTTGCCGCTGCCTTCACCGATATTGCCGATCCCGGCCTTGGCAAGAGCAACCGTCTTTTGATGCAAAGCAACAGTTGCCTGTCCCGCAGCCTTGGCCCCGGCTTTGACCGATGCATAGGCTTTCTGCGCTGTCGCCTGCATTTTTGACAATGCCCCGGCTTGCCGCTGTGTGGCAGAAGCAGCAGCGTTAGCCGCTCCTGCCGTGGCAACCGAACCAGCTTTGACGGCGGCAGACGTCTTTTTCTCTACCGCCATGATTTTATTCATGACTTTGGTAGCGCGGTCGATACCTTCAAACACCATCATGAATTTCATGGCGATAACCCTTATTTGCCAGTGGCGAAGGAAAGCGCTTCCTCAAAGGAGAAGTTCTTTTCCTGCTGGATTTGACGGACGCGGTTGTAAAGTTCCTGCTGCCGTGGATCGACCATGTAGCCGTCAGGAACGTTGATGGACGGATGCGGCGTGTCCAGACTATCGCGGCCCATGTCGAATGCACCGAACGAAACCACTTTCGGTTGCTGCGACAGCAGATCGCGAAGCGCCTGCACCATCGGCACCGGCTGTTCGCCTTCGGCAAAACTGACGGCATCGCCGGTTATCGCCGTATTGAGCATGGAAACAACCCTGTCTTTTTGCGATGGCAACAAGCGACCTTCGGAAATCAGCTTTTCGGCAAAATCGCAGTTTTCCTTGTTCGCAAAATCACGCTCACGCTTTTTCCATTCCGCTTCACGGGTAGCAAATTCAGCCTCTCTTGCCGCGAAAACTGCTTCCCGATCCCCAAAAACTGGCGATGGCGCTTTGTTTTCTAACGCGAAGTCGGGCGCAAACGTCACATCGGCGGTGAACGTCACAAAGGCGGCATCCGTACCAAACTGGACATTGCGTAGGCCCGTGACAGCAGGAGCTGCGCCGCCAAGAAAGCCGATATGTTTCGGATACCACGTTCCCGGCACCGGATTGGCCGAACTGTCCGGGCGATGGAAAGACATGGAGACTTTCCTGTAGCTGCCCTTGCGCACCGCCTCGGCAAAAGCAGGATTAATATCGCCCACATCGGCATAAAGCCGCTGCGTTGCTGCGTCATATTCAAATCCGGTGGCCCATGCATAGGCCGGAGCATCGGTCGAAGGATGACCAACCACGACTGGAGCCGGGGCAGTTTCCTTGTCGTAGACATCCGCCGCCGCCTTGAGATCGGCGGCGGTGTAAGTGATGGATTGCCCTTGCATGGGCGTAAACGTGCCGGGGCGGAAGACTTCAATGCGAACGGTCGCGTTAGACTTTCCCATATTCTTACGCTCCGCTCACTACGTTCTGAAACAGGAAGCCGGAAGCAATCCCCGTGAGAACCGGCGCACGTTCATAGGTCACGCCATAAACCCACGACCGCTTACCGCCTTCCCAGCGCGGCTGCTCAACAAACGGATGGCCTTTCATGGTGTAGGTGTAGCCGAATGAAGGCTGTTCAAGCGATGCATCCTGCACCGGCACATAGGCCAGAACGGCATAATTGCCCCACGCTTCCTTAAACGGCGCATCCTTAGCTACATCATCGACATAGGTTGCCTTGCCGACCGCCAGTTCATCCAGATCGAAAAGGCCAGCAAGCATCTTGGCCGTGATCGATTCCGAAGACGTGTATTTGAAACGCTCCATAATCTTCGGGTGATGCTTGAGCGCCTTAAAGCCCTTGTTTTGCAGCACCATGCGGTTAGGTTCGACGCCGCAAGTGGTGCGCACTTGGTCCTTGGCGTCTTCGATATCCTTCACTGGATCACTGGCCGGATCGTCCCAGCAATCAGAACCTGTCAGTGCCAGCTTGTTATTCACGCCGTAATTATCGGCCTTTGTCGCAAGCTCGGCCTGTTCAATTTCCAGCGAAAGCGTCAAACTGTCCATAACGGTCGTTGTAGCGCGCTGTCCGAGGTCAATCCCCGGCACCGTTTCCGCTTCCTGAATGTGTTCACGCGGCACGGGCGCATCCAGCGTGAACTGTGAAAGCGCATAGGGCTTGCCTTCATAGCCAAACTGGATGCTTTTCGCATCAGCCCCCGGTGCGCGACGAGCCTTGTAATCGAAAAAGCTTTCCCGTCCGAACTCGATCACCTTGCCGCCACGCTGCAACACATCAATGGCCGGAAACAGCACATGACCCACGCGCTGGGCATGGCGATAACCTTGAGCAACCCCGGTCAGAATGGGATCAATCATACGGGACGTTCTGGTATTCAAGGAATTCATGGTTTTCCCTTTTTGAAAAACAAAATTAAGCGCCGTAGGCGCGGGTTTCATGGATCGGATAAGGAAAGACACCGGCAATTGCGCCATGGCGCGTTAGACCCGCGTTAGAAACAGCAGGACCAGCATCCGAAACGTGTTCTTCTGTGAAATCTTCCGCCGTGCAGCCGGAAAGGTTGAGCGAACTCACGATCCGGCGCAACTGTCGGGTGGTAATGTCCAAAGCTTGCGCAATCTCGTTACGCGATACGCCCGCCTTGATCGCTTTAATGATGAACTGATCGCGTTCCCGGTAGGATTTTTCCCGCTTGGGAATGTAGATCAAGCCGCCGCTGAAATTTTCGCAGAAGATGCGGGCATCGTCCCAGCCCAGACGCTTAACAAGGATATGATCAGCCGAAAGTGTGCGTAAAGCAGGAATAGCAAGCTCCATTCCGCTGAATGCAGATCGGATACGATCAAAAAGCTCCTCGCCCAACAACTCGATCATGAGTGCACTGTCAGTGTCAGGATTGGATAGAAAGCGCTTTTTGTCTTGAGTAACCTGTTTCATGATTACGTCCTGTCAGTTTACTGGTCTCCCGCGAACTGACCGGAACATACGTCCTTAGGACGTATGGCATTGACCGGAACTCATGTCCGGTCAATTTGAACGGCAAATCAACCAATGTTCATGTTGTCTAAAGCGAACGGTTTTCCCTACTCCCGTCGATCAACGCTTTTGACAGGCTGCCGTCACAGACGAAGGGCGGCTGGTGTTCAAAGAATCCACCAGCCGCCCTTTTTCGTGAAAGCGCTTGCAATATCCGCAAATCAGCGTTAGAAAATTTCTAGGGCGTAGAAACCCTTTGCTGGTGGTCAGTGCCACCGAGGCCGGATCAGATTAAAACCTAAAATGGTTGTTTGTCCGCGCCGAAACGGCGCTTTTTTTATGTCCGGATTTCCGGGCGTCGGCTCGCAGATATTTGCGGCCGGGAGGGTGTGGCGTATGTCCAGGGCGAAAGCCTAAAGGCCGCACTGCCGTCCAGCACGGTTTCTAACTCCCGGCTCTGCCGCGATGGTCGCGCAGAGCAAGCAAGGATGCCTTAGAAAGCAATGCTGGAGACCGACATGGAATATTCGCTAATTCAGAAGATCAATTTTTCTCTTCATGCAATGGAAAAAACACGCTGGGCTATGAGCGCCTTCGCGGTACTCTTAGCAGATGCATTAGCTGAAAACTCCGATTACAAAAATCATACCATCGGAATAGCTGCTCTCTTGGAACGACAGTTAGAAGATTTGTCCCAGATCGAGGATGAAATTAGTCGTAACATTGATCAGTTGGAAATCTATCTTGAGGGGTTGCAGGATGGAATATCTGGTCAAACTGCTTCATCTTTGGTTAAACCTTCCGACCAAACCCATGCAACTTTGATCGCCGAAAAGCTGAAAGACGGTGTGAAAGCGGGCCCGATTGCGCAAGCGCTCAACATGAAACAAACAATGGTTGAACGCGTCATCGCCCAACTGGTGCCGGATGAACCGGACCTCATTCCAATAATAGATAGAGCGGCTGCAAACGGCTGA